TGTCTACTCAGCCGAAGAGGATATCGGTGGGGACTGGTGGAATCGGAGGCTGGGTATGGCACCCTGCGAAGGACGAAGGTCCTGAGTTGCGATGGAGGAAATTCTTAGACTCAGGAGATATAGTTTCACCCCCTTGGCCGCAGTCAAGGGAGAGAGCGATCGGCATGGAGGAGGGCCAGCTTCCCTTTGCGGAGGCAAAAGCTTTGATCAAACCTTTAATGAACGTTAAATTGGTAGATCTGGCTTCATATTTATCGGAGTTAGGCGATACCCGCTTGTTGCAATATGCACGCTGGATATTGGTTACCTACTTCGATGGAGTCCATTCTGATTTAAAACACCAAATCTATGAAAGCGTGAACGGCGAGTATTCTTTGTCTAAGAAGCACGCCTATGCGTTAATCGAATTCTCACAGCTATTGAACATTCAGCTTGAGTCTTATATTTGGCCTGCGTTCCCCTTTGAAGCGTATGTTGAATTTGTCGATAACGTTCTCGTTTTCCCGGAGAGAATTGATTTATTTAAGTTAGCGTTGGTTCCCGCTTCACGTTCGGCTTCTCTATCTTCTACAGAATATATGCTGTGGGATGATGTTATTCCTTTGGGCCTAGTCACCTCAAATGAGCAAAATCCTCTCATGTCTAATGTAATGTCTGAACTGGAGAAGACTCTCGTGCCACTCCCATTCTTGCCCATTCTTAGCAATTTAATGAGAACAAATCATCTTCGAGACATTTTTGATCCATTCTGTGCTGTCTTACGCAATTTACTTTCTATCCTCGGGTTTTCTCGGACCAATGTCATTCAATCTGCTCTAAAACAGATTCCACTTGACGTTGATCGAGTTATCTCGCAAAGCCAACTCGCCGCTTATTATCAGTATTTCTTGACTGGTTATTTGAGCGACGTGCCAATTTGGTTCCCTGAAACCCTTGATGATAATTTCCTTCGGACACTTACTAATAAGTCCGGAGGAGCAGAGAGTTTGAAGCTCTTTATTTCACCTAAAGGAGTTTCAATTAACGCGAAAGCAGCCGCAGATAAAAAGTCTCGGCCATATTCCACTAATTCGAAATTATTACATTTCCTATTTAATCCCAACGAATCCATACAACCAGATCTAACTCGTTTCAAAGGTCGGAGTCCTAGTGACCCCTTGACTACTGGAATCCGTTATGTGAGAGGAGCAAAGAAAACTAGAATAATCATTGTCATGACTGAATTGACGGCAGCGTTTTTATCAGCGTACGCTATACCATTGGAAAGAAAAATGTCAGAGGACCCCAATTTCCCCATTTATACCATGACCGGAAATGTGTTGAAGGATCATCGCACCCTACTTAAGTGGAGCGGTGACAGTAGATACGTTTCGTTCTTTATGGGAACCGATTATTCCGCATTCGACGGATCGCAAGGTCCGGAACTCATCACGTCTGAATATGCTGCTTTTGTCACGGCTACGGCTCGACAGGGCTTACTCCTCCAGAAATGGAGAGGAGCAGATTACGACCACTGGTTGCAAAGGTCCGTTTTGGTTGGAACGGGAATGTATCTTTCGGTTAGAGGATACGGTTCAGAGAAGTTAATCCATGGTCCGGCGTCTATGCGGACCACTGGTTCTAGGTTAACCTCTGTTCTCAATTCGCTATTGAATAAGAGCGCTTCTAATTGGTGTCGGGATGAAGTAAACTCGTCATACTTCTCCCTGATTCACGAGCAATACGTCGGTGATGATGCGGCGCATCTGTACGTGACCACCAGCCCGAACAAAATTGACGAAAATACAGTGATGACCTATGTCCGCCAATACGTAGACAAAATAGCAACTCAAGGATTAGAGGTGCATTTTGAAAAGACTTGGGCAACGTGTGCCACGGCCGAATTCTTAAAAACGTATTTTACTCATGGCGTTGTGTCCTGGGAAGGCAGTTCTTCTTTTGATAAGGAAAACCCAATGCAAACGACGTTTCTAGAACATTTCCGATCTTTAGTCGAATTGTTCAGAACTAAAGGCGAGCGCGGTGCGAATACCGCTTTCCTTTATGATTTTTTAGTCGCTATTTGGTCTCGACTCGCTCGTGTTTCAGTTCGAACACGAACAGAGCTTCTTTATGTTGACCTGCCGCCCAACCTTTTACACTCCCCATTAGGAGGCGATTTATGCATAGACGGTCACTTGTACCTGCGCGGTGGCGCTATCCTCGCTTATATGAAATTAAAAGATCCCAACTTGCTGCTCGATGTTGATCAAGCGGTTGGGCAATATAAATCAATGGTTATCCGTTCGAAAGACAACCCATTTTTGCAATCTTTCGACGACGGATCTCAATTTGGAGACGCAAAAACTTATCTAAATACAAAACTTGATCGAGAACGCCTTGGTGTGTCAAAACGTACTCTTGATTCATACTCAGGAACTCGCTTATATGATCAATTGAATGGTTTTAGTTATGAGAATTCAGTCCGTACATATGTTGGTGCTGCTTGGGAGTCTATCGCTGCCAGAGCGCGTCAGCCTGATTACGGCTTGCCAAAATCGAAAACGCGGTATACACATGAGTCCGACTATCCCTGGCTAGCGCGCGTACCAGTTATGGTCCCCGTGCCGGTGGTGTTGCACCCTGTTCCACTTCGACTCTCTGCAGATTCTGAGCTTTTCAAGCTCTTGTCGCTTACTGGAGTTAGTGGTAACACGTCATCAGATTTTACGAAACATTCTCATTTATACAAAGCCATCAATTTAACGCCAAACCCTCCTCTCAAGCTCGATGTTGATAAGTTCCTCCGCTTTCTTTATGAATCAAAGTTGGCCAACACCGTTCGCGGTGTTCGTGATGCCATGACCATAATTGGTATTGGCGAAGCCGGTCTTCTGTTAGCTGGTTTGATTCAGCAGCAGCGGGAAGATTGGTTGTTCCACGATTCTATTAGAAAGCTCGGGCTCAATGGCCCTGGAACCATTTTCATTAATGCCCAATTTCTTCGTGATCTCATCTCTACCAGTATCAAGAATCCTAATCCATTTTCTGGTGATTTCAAATATTTTGAAGATACCCTCACCCCAGGCATGTCTTGGCAACTCGCCAACATCTATTTCTCCGGTCGCCTGTCAGTAGTCCATCTATAA